CCTCCCTTTAGCCTTGGCGATGGCGGCGCGGAGCTGGGCCCTCCAGGGGGCCATCTCAGTTCCGGCTAGAATAGAGTGGTGCGTCAACGCTGCCTCAGCCGCCGCCAGCAGGTCTGCATGGCTGTTGACTGCGTTTGCCACATAGCGAGTGCGCTCCGCACCCAGGCTGTTGAATATCGCCAAGAACTCATTGGCTTCCAAGCGCCGGTAGTCCTTCATGCGTCACCTTCCTGCGCTAGAGTTTCGGCGGGTAATCCGTTCAGGTATTGCAGGAACCGATTGGTCTGCCATTGCTGCTCAACTGCCCCTGCTGCCCCTGCTGCCCATGCTGCCCTAGCTGCCCCTGCTGCCCCTGCTGCCCCTGCTGCCCTAGCTGCCCATGCTGCTGCCCATGCTGCCCATGCTGCTGCCCATGCTGCCCTAGCTGCCCATGCTGCCCATGCTGCCCATGCTGCTGCCCATGCTGCCCATGCTGTTCTCTCATAGGCTTGGAATTGAGCTTTAGTGGTATTTGTGTTACGGAGTAAGGCTACTCCCTCAGCTAGCAGCTTCTTCGCTGCGGCGGTAAGCCGAGATAGGAGCAGATGTTCCAGTACATCGGCTAGGTAGGAGCGCAGTAGGGGCCTCACGACGGTATCGTAGTCCTCTACCGTAGCGCGGAAGCACCAGATTGCGTCGTCCAGACCGTTAGTTTCTAAAATGCGGGCCAGCGGGATAGGCGTGTTCTTGCCATACTGGGTGACGCCTCCGAGGGCAGTAGCCAGCTTATCATAGCCCAGACCTGAGCCGGGCTTTTGCCCGCAGGCCCCGGCGAGTTTGAGCAGGTTGAACGTGGTGTGCAGTGTCATGATTCTCCTTATTGGACTCGAACATGTGATGCCAACTTTATCGGCGACTATGGAGATATACCCATCAGTTCGCTGGAAACTACCCTTATCCACCTTCCACGGCCCCGGTGTGTGCTGTACGTTGATGGTCACGCTTCTCCTTTTGCCTCATCGAATGCTTGATTGAATGTAGCGACCATCCGCCTCTCGCTTTGCGCTGTACTCTCTGTCGCAGGCCGCATCTTCTTGATTTCCGCTTTGACTGCTGCCTCTGTCTTACCAGGTAGAATCTTCTCGCAATCATCGGGCACGACCTGTTGCCAGGTGCGAAACCGCTCCTCTATCAGAGCGACTCGCCTCTTTTGAAGGCCAGCTATCATAAGGTCAATCTCCGCTATCTCGGAGACATCCTTCTCCGCCACTTTGCGGACATCATAGTAGGCGAGTCCACCCCAGCCTGGGCCAGCACGGGTAGTCCGAGATGGCTTGCTCTGGCTCTCCCCCAGAGTGCGACTGACAACCCAGTTCTCAGTGTACCAGGTAGGCTGCCTTGTATTGAGCTTGGGCTTGCGCTCGAATGGTCTGATCCACCTGTTTTTGAGGGCAGGTGAATACAGGATACTAGCGTACAATGCCATATCTCTACCTCCCTTTGGCTTTCCCGCAAGCGCACAAGATGATGTGCGCCCCCTCGTGTGGGTGAGGCTTGCACCCCACCCTTTGATACCGATGCCGGTGTTGGCCTAGCTCCTGTCGGGCGATCCCGTTCAGCGTGGCTACCGCTCTCTGTAGCCGTGTTGCCATGTCTCTACCTCCCTTCCTATTGCTTATCCCGCCTACAGCTAGGGTATACTACTATTACTACTATGTCAAGGGGGACTCGACAATAACACAAATGTTGCCCAAACTCGTACTACGCCGCTTGACCTTTCCCCCAGTCCGTGCTAAAAAGGATGCATGTCTACCGACTTACAGCCTGATCCCGCTCCGGCCCTCTCCCTTGCTCAACGCATCGCTTCATTCTATGGCAATCACCATGACTTCCTGCTGTGGCTCATCGCTAATCCCAGTCGCCCTCAAACTGAGGGCATGCGTAAACTCGGCCTAGCTGAGGAAACTCTCTATTCGTGGCGCAGGGACATCGCGGGCTACAAGGATTTGGTAGATGCTATCCAGGATTACAGAGGCGACCTGCGCTCGGAAGCTGCCCGCAGCCTGTTCAACAAAGCTATCATCCCTATATCCGAGGCTATGGTCACCCGTGCCAAGGGCGATGGCCGTGACGCCCAACGTGCGGGGGAGCGCATCCTGGAGACCGTAGGCGTTCTACCCAGGGGCAACGACCAGCTACAGCAGGCTCCGGTCTCCAGCTAGGTAGGTTGACGTAACTATCATAGGTTGTACCCACCCCAGATACGGCAGCTTGACGATAACAATGACGTAGCTATGGAGGCTGGTAGACATAAGGATACCCCCCCCAGTAAGGCTTAGGCTCGCGGTGGTGCTGTTCTAGGGGAGCGAGGTCTACATTGAGGGGCAAAACCCAGGGTGCAAGACACAGAGACGGTTGCGGGAGAAACTCCCCTCCCTGGGAGAGAGAATAAGGTAGTGCAACCTGGCTTCTATCTGAGGCAAAAACCCGTAGGTTGCACCGCCTTGTGCAACCTGGGATAATCAAGATATGCCGCTTTCAAAAGAGAGGAACCGTAACAGAATGTGGTGGGAGAGGTATCTTTCCAAACAGCCGTGGTGGAAGAATGGAGGTATGGAAGGGAACGAAGAGACGATGAAAGCGACCAGGGAAGCGTATGCCAGGGAGCTATCGGGGTTAGTGCCGCCGTTGAAAGACCGAACTGTGCAAAGGTACAGGCACACGATGGAGAGGATTGGGCACTGATGGCCTACTACAGTAACCGACAAAAAGCAGCCCACGAAGCCCATGGCTAGGTTGCGACAACAGGCTATTCCTGTACCAAAAATCAACCCACACACAGGGGAGCCGCTCATGGAGGAGATGGCGAGGCAGGCTACTAAGAAGCAAGAGGAGTTGGACACCATGCTGCGGGACGGAGAGTTGTCGTGAAGAAGTACCCGATAGTTGAGGTGGAGTGGTTGGACTCGATTACGGATGGTGGCTGGCGTCCGCCAGAGGCGTATTTGGCATCTGCGGCTCCCGACCAATGTAGGTCGGTGGGCTATCTACTGAAGTCAGCCCGCACGTCAATAACGCTCATGCAGAGCCGTTCAGACCTCAGTGGGAACATGACCAATTCTGTTACCATACCTAGGGTTGCTGTCAAGAGTATCAAGAGGATGAAGGCAGAGGAAGAGCGATGACCACCGTTCCTGCTGTTCGCCCTTACCGTGAGCTTCTTCCGAACGGGGAGATGCGTCACAACATGCACTACGGCCAGATAGCCGTGATGATGTCCAAGGCACGGGAGATACTTGCGCTTAGCGGAGTTCAAAGTGGAAAAGCCTTAGCCATAGATACGCCGATTCCAACCCCTAACGGGTTTGTTAGCATGGAATCACTGCATCCTGGCGACGTGGTCTTTGACGATGGTGGCAGAGAGTGCCAAGTGATATTTGCCACCGAAATCCAGTATGGACGGAGATGTTTCAGGGTAGAGTTTGATGATGGGGCCTGGCTCATTGCAGATGCTGACCATTGTTGGAAGACCCAGACTGCCACACAGAGGAAAAATGAGACGAGACAAGTCAAAATCCCTGTGCCTGGCTGGGCATACCTGCAAAAGCGCAGGCATCCTCGGTCTAGTGTTGTTACCACAAATGGCATTCGCCGCACCCTTATTTCAAGAGAAGGGGCGCTCAATGAGTCAACGAATCACTCTATAGCCCTCTGCCAGCCTGTTACTTATCGAGCAAAAGACTATCCAATCCAGCCCTACACTTTAGGATGCTGGCTTGGAGACGGCACATCTGCAAGTTCCAATATAACAACTATGGACGAGGAGGTATTGGCTGGCATCACTATAGAGGGTTACAGTCTCCATGCCCGACCATCCCCCAACACAGGCAAAGCTCAGACTTATCAAGTGGGCGGAGGACATCCAAGCGGAAGCCTTGCAAGTCGGGCAAACACGCTGCAAGGGCGGCTTCGTACCCTTGGGGTGTTGAACAACAAACATATCCCAGACAGCTATCTCAGGGGTTCCTACGACCAACGCATGGCCTTGCTAAGAGGCTTGATGGACACCGATGGATATTGCGCTCCAAATGGACGGTGTGAGTGGTCGAGCGTGAAACCTTTGTTAGCTTACGGCTTTGGCGTCTTGCTCTCCTCGCTTGGCATCAAGTGGCGTAGTCGAATCAAAACGCCACTTTGTAATGGGATTCCATCTAAAGACACCACCGTTTTTGACTTTTGCACCACGTTGCCTGTTTTTACAATTGCCAGAAAACTGGTAAGACAGGCGAAGGTCAATCGCCCAGATGTGCGCCGCAGATTTATAACTGCCGTCGTCCCCATTGCATCTATGCCAGTGAAGTGTATTCAGGTGAGCAGTCCTTCCAGCATGTATTTGGCTGGCTATGGTTATGTGCCAACACATAACACCTCAGTAGGCGTGGACTGGATGGACAGGGAGATAGCGGAACGGGGCGAGGGCGACTATCTCATGGTGTCGGCCACGTACCCCCTCATGCAACTGAAGCTCTTACCTGAGTTCTTGGACGTGTTTCAGCACATGCAGCACAAAGGCCGCTATCGTGACTCTGATAAGGTGTTTGAGTTCACAGTAGGCAAGACACGGGTGATATTCGGCACGGCCACCAACCCCGAAAGCCTTGAATCGGCGACGGCGAAGGCTGCTGTGGCCGATGAAGCGGGGCAACGCCAGTTCCGCCGTGAGGCACGAGAGGCTCTCCTGCGACGCCTCAGCATCCACCAGGGGCGGATACTGTACCCCACGACGCCCTACCTGTTGGGCTGGCTGAAGACTGAGCTTTTTGACAGAGCAAAAGAGCCAGATAGTGGCATTGAAGTCATCTCCTGGCCCTCGACGGCCAATCCCGCTTTCCCCCCGGAGGAGTTCGAGCGGGCCAAGAAGACCATGCCTGGATGGAAGTTCCGCATGTTCTACGAGGGGAAGTTCGAGCGGCCCGCTGGACTGGTCTACGACGCCTTCGATGAGGCCGCCTGCAAGATAAAGCGGTTCGCCATTCCCGCAGCCTGGCCCCACTACGTCGGCCACGACTTCGGGACAGCGAACCCCGCAGCCATGTTCTATGCCCAGGACCCCGCCACGGGATACTTCTACGCCTATGATGAGTACAAACCTGGGCCTGGACGGTCTACCAGGGAGCATGTGCAGGAGTTCAAACGGCTGACCGAGGGCTTGAACGTGATGAAACGGGCTGGCGGCAGCCACCAAGAGGAGGAGATACGGGAGGCGTACAGGGCCAACGGCTGGTTCATCCAGGAACCCAAAATCCACGACGTGGCGACTGGCATAGATAGGGTGTATGGCCTTCACAAGCTCAATAAGCTGTTTGTGTTCAATGACTTGCAGAAGTATCTTGACGAAAAGCTGTCTTACTCGTATGCTTTGAACGATAAATACGAGCCGACGGACGACATTGAGGACAAAAGTACTTTCCACCTCCTCGACGCAGAAAGATATATCCTTTCCGACTTCACGCCTGAGCTGGTGGACGGGGACAATCAGAGGTTTGTGATGCAACGCCACGGAGGGTATGCCCGACGCATCATCAGAGCAGGCGGACAGCGGTCCAGGGTGGTGACACGGAGATAAGCGCATGATGCCAGACATGATGGCCCTTCCTGCTCCTGCCGCTTCCCCAAACGGCAACGGCTTTGACCAGGGGATGGCTTTGATGCCGTCCTTCCCACGTCCGCCGACCCCTGAGCAAATCGTCAAGATGGTTGACCAGCACGAAGTGGATGTGCAGCCTCTCCGAGACCGCATGGAGAGCGACTACGAGCTTTACAGGCTCACTGACCACGTGAACACCGACCCTGTGTCAGGCGAAAGCCTCATGGATTATGCGGTTTACACATCAAATGAGCCACGCAACTTTGCCAACAAAGTCATTGCATGGCTCGCACAAGCCCAACTTATGATACGGGTTGAGCATATCAATGACAGGACCCACCCCAAAGAGGTGGATAACCTCAAAGAGAGGTTGTTCCTGGGCTTGCTGCGGGCCGCAGATGAGCGATTGGTGCGGATGCTCCAACCAAAGCTGCGGAATCAGCTATCTTTCTTCGTCAGTGTTCGCGGAGGGATGCTTTCAGGACGCTGTTTGCTAGCCAAACGGCCTGACGGCTCGACTTATGCGGATGTTGCCCCTTGGGACTCCATGAACGTCCATTGGGGGGTTGGCGCCGATGGCCTGGAATGGGCCTGTTACAAGATCAAAAAGACCCGTCAGCAGATACAGGATGAGTACGGCATCAGTGTGGGACAGCAACCTTTCCAGATGGACGGCTCAACTGATGTGGAGCGGGAAGGATTCGATGTTTACGACTTCTATAACGGTTGGATAAACACCGTCGTAACAGCTAGAGAAGTCTTGAAGCCCCCGACGCCGCACGGCAGCGTGAGAGTCCCTGTATACATGATTCTGGTGGGCAATATGCCCATGATTCAGCCTATGGCTACGGCAAATGTCATCAAGGATATAGGGGAAAGCGTTTACGAGTCAGTCCGAAACATCTATAGCAAATACAATGACCTCATGTCCATCGTCCTGGAACTGGTGGCGCGGTCACGGAAGCCCCCTGTAACCATCACGTCGGCAGACGGCAAGAAGACCTTGCCGCAAGACCCCTATGTGACTGGTTCAGAGGTTTCCCTTCGGCCAGAGGAGAAGGTAGAAGCCATGAAACTCCTGGAGATGGCAAAGGACACCAGCCTCTATCTTCAGGTAGTCCTGGGCGAGATTCAACGAGGCACTCTTCCGCACACCGTCTATGGCGAACTGGCGTTCCAACTGAGCGGATACGCCATCAACACACTCAGTCAGGGCATAGAGACAGTGCTGTCCACACGGCTGGATGCCGTGGAGCAGGCGTACCTGCAGATAGGCAATCTGCTCACTGACCAGTATCAGACTGGCTACTTTGATGCCATGCAGCTTTCCGGCATGGAAAGCAATCGCAAATACTTCTCTCAGACCATTGCCCCTGAGATGATAGCGAACAGTTGCGACTACACGGTCAAGCTCGTGAGCCAGTTGCCGCAGGACGACATGACAAAGTACGGGATAGCTCAGATAGCCAAGGAGTTCTTTGCCCGACCTTGGATAAAGGACAACATTCTGGGCATACAGGACTCCGAGCAGACGGAGAATCAGTTCATGCTCCAGAAGGCACAGGAAGTCCTGCCCGAAGCTGGCCTCTTTACGCTGATGAAGGCTGCGGAAGACCAGGGGCATCCCGAACTGGCCTCATTCTACTATCAGGAGCTTTTGCAAATCCTGGCTGCAAAGATGGGCATACTGCCGCCGCAACAGGGCGGGCCCGGGCTTGGCGGCGGCAGTGCGCCAGGGAGAGGAACACCAGGGCAGCGGCCAGAGGTACAGCCCGAAGCGGCCAGAGGGACTCCGCCTTCGCCAGCGACAAGTAACAGCGGGCCTGGTATGATAGCCCCAGGGACACCACGCCCAGGAGCGCAAGGACAGCAAGCGTAAGGAGAAGAGACAATGCCTATAAACGACCCCAACGAACTCACGAAGCTCCAAGCGAGGATCCAGAATGCCACCAGCCTGGGAGAACTGAGCGACATCTATGCGAGTCTGAATACCGCCTATCAGGGCGGCGGTCTCTCGTATCAGTTTTACCAGGAGCTATACGACCTATACAAGGCCAAGTACGAGGCCGTGGCCTCTGGCGGCACAACGGGTGGCATGGGCGGCAACACGGGCGGGACGGGGCAGACAGGGACTTATTCAGGCGTAAAGGCTCTCACGCCTGAGCAGCAGAAATACTTGACTGAGGAAGACCCTGCTACCGCATGGAATAGGGCACTGAACCTGCCCAGTGTTGGGGCCAATCCGTTTCAGGCTTGGCAAAGCCAGCAGTCGAGGCCGGCGTACTCAGCCTACGCAGGCCAAGAGATTCTGAACCGCCAACAAAGGCTGACGCCCCAGAGTTTTCAGGCGTATATGGGGCCGCAAGGAAAGCAGGCTGGAGACACAGCCCTCAATGCACTTACAGGTGCTAAAGGCATGACCTCTGCTGGTCAAGGGGATTGGATGAGTCAGTTGGAGGGGCAAGATATTGGCGGTAGTTTGGCGGCCCTGTTCCAAGCTGCTTTACAGGGCAAAGGATATGCGAGTCCGTTTACTCGCGCTGCCACTCGCAATCTCCCTGGGTATCAGCAACAGTGGACTGCTGACACTGCTGCTGGCGGCGTTGAAGGTAGTCCAACGCTACTGGAATATCTTATGAAGCAAATGGGGCTGTGAGGTCAATATGCCTAACCCATTCGCAGCATTCACTGGAGATACCGCAGGTTTTTTTGGCGACAATCCTGAATCTGCGTATTACAGCTACCAGAACCAGTGGAAAACGCCGAATCAGAAGCGGCACTTCCAGTCGCAGTTCGCCAACATTCAAAACCAGTACCTGGGGCAGCTAGGCCAGATGGTGAAGGCTGGCGGGGCGCCCACTCTGCAATTCGCCAACTTCCTTGAACAATTCCCCTGGGCACAGCAGTTCCAATCCCAGACCCCTCAGCAGCGGGGAGAGGATATCAGCCGCTTCAATCCATTTACCCGATGGCTGGTGTGATAGATGGCCTACTGGGGACTGGTTGCAGAGGATGCACGGCGCAGGCGTAAGGCGCTAGCGTTGCAACCTCCATTGCCCGAAGTAGAGCAAACATCGCTTCAGCCCCCGCTTGGCCCTCTCGCCGTGCCCACGGGGACGACGGAGAAGCCGCCTGAGCCCGGCGAGAAACCCTGGTACATGAAAGGCCCGTCTGAGATTCCAGGTGTTCAGAAGGCAATAGATGTGCTGTCTCCCCCTGGAAGTTTGAGTCGCACCGTTGGGAGTGCTTTGACCACGCCACTTGGACAAGCAGAGGGAATATCACCAGCAGAGGCGCTTCAGCGTGAGTCACCAGTCTCGAAGGTATTGATGGGTCTGCCTGTTGGCGCACCCGTGGGCAGCCTGGCAGGTACAGCAGGACGTGGCGTGCTGCCGCAACTGGGCGCAGGGGTAGGCCGTGCCATCGAGACAGGCGGCGCAGCAGCAGGGATATCCAGGACGGCGGAGACCGTGGCGGCGAGAGCGGCGAAGAAGTCGTCTAGCGGGACAATAGGTTATGCTACGATTGACGAATATGAAGCGGCATTAGCCCGTGGCGACCCCAAAGCCCTTGCTGTACAAGCTAGATTAGAGGGTACGGCTAAACCGTCAGTTGCAAGAGCGGCACTGAAGCCCATTACGGAACCCGCCGCAAAAGCACCAACCGCTGCGGGGCGGAGGCCAGGAACGGCGACGGAAGACGTAATCTCTGGCGGCGATGCGATGGAAGCCGTTAGCAAGGCTAAAGGCAAGAGGCAGTCACCATCTGCGGCAGGCCAGGTCGGGAAAACCTCCCCCGTAGTCCCTGGCCTTGCCGCTTCTACAGAAGCGCAAATCGAGCAGGCCGTAGGGCCGCTTGCGTCAGCCGAGGAACGCCAGGCGTTTGTGGCGAAGCAGGCAGCAGGTGGGAAGCCGCCTATCAAGCCGCCTGAGCCACGTCAAGAGACGGAGACAGTGGCGAGCATAGCGCAATCTGGCAAAGGAGATGTTCCATCCATTGAGGCGGTGGCATGGAAGGACTTTGCCGCCTCCGCTGACCCATCGGGTGCGCCGCCTGTACGAAGGCCACCTACAGCTAAGGGGGCGAAGCCTCCTGGCGATGAACCTGACGACATCTTTGAGGCCGTGAGGAACCAAGCTACTAAGGGAGAGACAATATCCGAGACTTTGTTGCGCCGCCACGAAGCGGCTATCACAACAGCAGAGAATGAGGCCCGTATCCTGGTGGATGAAGGGGTCAAACGGTTCCGTGCGGCTGGCCTGGGAGCCATTCGGCAAGGGCGATGGGTTCCTGAGCAAAAAGATGTGGGTGTGATGGACGAACTGTTTGAGGCACTGCACAATCCCAGCAAGGTTGCAAAAGGTGAAACCAAAATCCCTGTAGGAATGGAAGGTGAGTATTCCCGCCTGCGGGGACTGACCAACTGGGAAGAGTCCATGAGGCTGGACTTTGACCCCGCAATGGCAACTGTGGAGGACTATTTCTACCGTGGCTGGATTGTTCCCAAAGAGGGAGCACCCGCAGTAGCCCAGGGCGTTCCCAGGGGACGGCTTGGTTCTGTGCCATCCTTCAAGAAACCCAGGGTGGACGCCACCTATCGGGAGATGCGGGATGCTGGTTTCGAGCCGATTTCATGGAACCCTTATGAGCAAGGGCGCATATCCAGGCTTCAGGGAGTGCGCTACCGTCAGCAAATGCAGTTGGTTGACCACCTGAAAAAGCTCGACCTTGCCATGACAGATGCGTCAGGACTGGCAGCCACGGGATGGAGGACTCCTAAAGTTGGGCCTGCTTTTGAAGGGAAGGTCTTTGCTACTACTGACGCCACGGGACAGCCAGTCGCCATGTACTCTCGTCGCTGGGTTGTCCCAGACGAACTGGCGGGCAGTTTGGAGAATATGTATGGGATAACCCACAACCTGGGCAATGTCCATGTGGGCAATAGGACATTCAACCTGAGCAAAGCCATTGACGCCGTGGTGTTCATTCCTAAGCGGATCAAACTCTTTGGCTCGGTGTTTCAGCAGATGGACTTTCTGACCAGAAGCTACGTGGGGGCCTGGTCTGGAATGGTGGATGCGCTTATGGCAGGACGGCCTATAGAGGCTGCTCGCCGCCTAGCGGTGTGGCCTAAGTCCGCCGCTGACATTGTTTCAGCAAACTTCCGTCCTGGAGCCAGGGCCGCTATCAGAGTGCAACTCAACAGCACTACGCCGCTTCTGAAAGACAGACCAGGCATACATCTGCGTGGCATCATGGAAGGTGGTCTGTCCACCATTGATACCACCATCTTGCCAAGCAACTTAGACCAGGTGGCACGGGTAGTTGCAGAGGAAGCGGGTTTGTTAGGAAACAAGGCGGTCAGGCGGGCCATAGGCAGCATGGAAAGCTCTATGAGACGGGGGCTGTTTGAGGGAGTTTATCCCGCTGCCCAGATAGCAGACATCAAGAACAATATCGCTCCTATGTTGGTGCGGCGTTACGGGAGTCTTTCGGACGAAGCCTTGAATGGCATGATTGCCAAGGTGACGAATAAGAAGTATTCCACAATTCCAGCATCGCAGAGCGTCTTGCAGAACAGGCCGCTCAGGGAGATTCTTCGTCGTGTGTTTTTTTCCATCAGCGAGTCGGAAGGGCTACTCAGACAGGCAACAGGGGCTATTCGAGGCCCAGAAGCGGGCTACTGGCGTGAGCATTGGCTAGGAGCCTACCTTGGTCTTATCGCCCTTGCGAGTGCCATCCATTATGCCTCTACGGGAGAGGCGCTGCCTTTTGACCGATGGAGTCCTATATCCAAGGATAAGTGGGGGCCATTGCCGGTGGGATACAACCCAAAGTTTGCATCCCCAGACCTGCCTATCAAAGGGACAGAAGGGCGAAACAATCTATTGGACATTGTGGGGCAGCTTGATACTGCATTCCGTATCCTTGACCCGCCTGGGTTTCTGGCTTCCAGGGAGTCCGTGCCTATAAGGGCTTTCACAACCCAAGTAACAGAGAGAGACTACTTTGGAAGGCCGATTGATACGGTTGGGCCAGGCGGCATCTATTCCAGGACGGCCAATCTCATCAACGATATGTTCGCTCCCATAGGTGTAGGCCAGGCGGCGGGACAGATAGCCCTCCAAGCAGGAGGTCTTCCCAAAGGGCTGATTCCTTTGAGTGAACGTGGTCTTGGGACAAAGGGACAACTGGTACAGGCTACGGGTCTGAACCTACGTGCCCAATATCTTCGTGACCTGTGGCCCCAGGACGACTTCAAGGCATACGATGCCTATTTCGCCATTCCTTCCAATGACCAGCAGGTCTTGGAGGAGACGGCGAAAGCAACAGGCGGAATCGCAGATAAGTTCACACGGGCTAGCCTAATGACTCGCCAGAGATACAGGACAGACCATCCCGACGTGGAGGCCAAGCTGTTCATTGTGGGCCAGGTGGAATCTCTTTCGACGAATGACGCCTTCGATATAGCTGTGCGATTGATGAAAGAAAACGGTATTGGAATCAAGGACATCCCAAGTCTAGCCGTAAAGAAATATGAGGCCCCATCTCGTACCAAGTTGCGGGCCAAGTTTGAACTGGCATTGGGGACTAAGACACCTACGCCCGTTACGCCCAAAGCTGCTGTTGCGCCGACGCCTACGCAGCCTATATCTTCGGATGCTTACCGAGAAGCGCAACGTACCCTGGATGCCTCGATTGCGGCCTTGGGTACGCCTACGCCAGAGCCTGTGGGGGCGAGATGATGACTGTATCTGCCAAGACAGCGATATTCTGCGACACATTGGGATGCATATTGCCCATAGCCTATCTGAAAGATGGTGTTCTCATCATTGAGTCTCGGCATCGGGGCAAGAAACACACAGCCACAATTCGCATTGAGGCACTGTACCAAAAGGAAACGCCCTCCACACAACAAATGACCTTAGTAGTTAGTTCGCGAGGCACTTGACAAGCGGGAATAAATGGTTTTACATTAGCACTAAATAGTTAGTGCGCCCCTGATGCGCCCTTTGTTGCGTCCATGAACGCTCCGAAGGGCGTTTGTTGTTTGTGAGGGATCGCATGGAAACGACCGCATCGCCAGCAGAAGTCAACAAAGAGGACAATCCTATCGTTACCGAGTTGGCGCAGCTTGACGCCACGGGCGACGACAAGGAGATTCTGGCTGAGATAGCGAATCTCAATGCCCAGGAAGATGGCACTCCTGAACCTGTTCCTGCTGCTTCGGTCGAGGTTCCCGTTGCCGAAGCCCCCGTCGTAGAACCAGTTGTGACCAAGCCCCCAGAGACTCCTGCTCCATCTGCTGTGTCAACTGAAACCCAGCAGTACATTGCCAGACTGGAAGAGCAGAACAGAATTGCACAGCAACAGAATGAGACCAGAATCCTGGCCGATGTTGTTGCTGCTCATGCCCAGCAGCTAGAGGCTCGGTATGGACTTGCCCCTGAACACGCCTTCGAGATTGCCAAGCAGCAGGGCGACATTGTTTACAGGCAATATGATCAGGAGCGACTACGCCAGGGGCAAATCAACGCTGCCTTCGAGATTGCCAAGCAGCACGGCGTAGATGCCCGTTCCATTATGAATCTTCCCACGCCAGCGGCTATGACCGAGGCTGCTAAGCAAGCTACGACGCAGGGCAAGACCGAGCAACGCCTGGCGGCACTGGAAGCGGAGAATGCCGCCCTGAAGAAGCGGCTAGTGCCCGCTCAGACCTTTGCCAACAACACGGTGATGCCTATTGCCGCCAACAACGATAATGCGCTTCTCGACCAGTACAACAAGGGCGTTAGGACGGAACAGACCATAGCAGCCGCTAGGAAATACGCGGGAGGGTAAGAAATGCCACAGACAGCAACGACGGGTAATTTGGAGAATGCACAGCGAATCATCATCGCAGCGGTGCGGTACACCGAGGAGCATAACGCTCCCGCCATGTCGCTCATTGAGCACATGATACTGAACCAGGGAGAGAAGCAGGTCACTGTACCAAAGGTGGGGCAGATGACCATAAACGACCTGGTGGACGGGCAGGACATCGTGGACGAAGAGGAAATCGGCCCGACCACGGTTGACCTGACCTCTGCCGAGGTTGGTGCAAAGGTCATCGTGACAGACAAACTGGTGAGGCAGAGCCAGCCCAATGTGTTCAGCATGATTGGGCGGCAATTGGGCGACGGCATGGCTCGCAAGAAGGACACCGATGTCCATGCCCTGTATTCCAGCCTGAACGGTGGAACCTTGCTGGGTATCGCAAATGCCAAGTTCAACGTAAGCAACGTGGCCGCTGCCATCACCTACGCCAAGGCAAACAAGTTCGGGAGCAAGCTCTCCATCCTGCATCATCCCAACTCTGTGTACATCTTCACCAAGTCTGGCGCCATCACGCCCGGGGCCACCTATCCCGTTCCGAATGGTTGGTCGCAAGAACTACTGGGCAAGTTCTTTGTGGGACTGCGGCCCCTGAATGGAGTGCCAATCTTTGAGGATGGCAACCTTGCCGTAGACTCCTCGGATGATGCAGTGGGTGTCATAGCAGACCAGGGCGCTATGGTGGTGTTGGAATCGGTCAAGACCCGGACGGAGAGGCAGCGAGACGCATCGCTGCGGGCCACGGAAGTCGTGATGGTATCCGACTACGGCGTCTTCGAGCTTGACGACAAACGAGGGGCCGGATTCAAGTGTGACGCTGCTGCTCCTAGCACTGCTGCCACGGCGTAACGATGGATGCCAGAAAACGCATAGAGGTACGGACGGAACTGGTTAGCCAGGGGTACTCATTTGGCTATGTGGACTCCTGGCCGCCCAAGGTCACGCTCTGGGCGCATCGGGACTTACTAAACACGACTGGTCAGGTAGCAGTGGCGAAAGGGACTGAGATGCCCAATCATCCTGGGCACCCAGACCACCTGGCACGGAAATCCAGGATAGGATTGCTGTCCTGGCCTCCAAGCAAAAGCTGCCAATGCAAGGCTTGCAGAGAATCAAGGATTGTAACGCAACCTGCCGAGGAAGCAGGCGTAGAAGAGCAGGCGGTTGTAACGGTAGTCCGAGGCCGTCCTGCGGGTTCTAAAAACAAACGTCGGGCTACCGCTGGACGCAGAGCCGGCAAAGGAGACTAGCTATGGCATTTCCATTGAACATTTACGGCAAGTTCGGGTGGGAGAAGATTACCACCGTTGGCAAGAAGCACCGCCTGGGCACTCGTATGGAGTTGCCTGATGGTCGTGTGTTCTACTACGCCTTCAGCAACGGTGCCATTGGCGCTGGTAAGCTGGTGATGCAGAAGGACTTGGTGACTGGTGTCCACGGACGTGGCAGGTCTGTTGCAGCCGCCGCCCTGGGCACCCTGGCCATCATCGTGACCAACTCAGGCGCATCGCTTACCAAGGACAAGTACGCCGACGGCACCATCTACGTGACTGATGGTAATGCAGAAGGCCACATGTACATCGTCAAGGGCCATCTTGCCGCTGCCACCACCGCCACCTTCAAGGTAAATCTTGACGAAGAGGATGGCATCGCTGACGAAGCCCTCACCACTGCCTCGAAGGTGGGGTTGCGGCAGAACAAGTGGCTGGACTGCGAACTGTTTGACTCCAACGACATTGACGGCATCCCGTTGGGCGTGGCCCCCGTTGAGGTGGCGGATGACCGCTACTTCTGGTGCCAGACCTGGGGTTCCGCACAAATCCTGATGATAGCCCAATCGTCTGTTATAGGTTACAAGGCACGGGTCTATGCCACGGGCACCGTGGATGGTGGCGTCAGGATGAACAAGACAGCAAGCGCTCAGGCAACAGACAGCCTCTTGCCTGTAATCGGCATCTTTGAAAGCATCGCCACCGCAACGGGGTATGCCCAGATTTTCCTTCAAATAGCCCGGTAAGGTAGCCTATTATGGCTACTTTGCTTGAATATGACCTCAAGAGTGTTCCTGTCGGCGTTGTGCCCCCTGCGCCTACAGGGGCACTCTTGCCCACAGTGCTTGTGGCTATCGTGGGGCCTCGGCCCATGAGCTATGGCACTGAGGGCCGCACCACGCTAGATGACACTCTGGCGATGTGCGCTGCCTACGGGCCATCGGCTGTTCCTGTATTCATTCCAGGTTTCATCACTGAGGAAGAGGCTGCATCCACTGTCCCCCGAAGCAGGCTGCGGGGCCATACCCAGATGCGTAACTGGGGAGTCCAGGCCGCTATAGACGGTGGCTATGACTACCTCTTCCTGATTGAGAACGACGCCTGTTTCACCCCTAACACACTCGAAAGATTGCTCCGCCACGGGCAAGACATCATCCTGCCACGACTCACCTTCCCTGACTTCCCACCTGTCGAAGACATGAACTATGGGCCGCATGACAGGCCAACACGGGAAGGACTGTTGCGTCTGACCTGGGCTGCCCATTGTTGCATTCTGTTCAAAGTTGAAGCTTTGAAGCGTATTGCCCCTCCTGTATGGAGAGGCTTTGGTACTGAGGGCGAAGACCACTACTTCTGGCAGCAGCAGGGTTGCTACCCGCACATGGATGTGGACACGCCAGTCAAAATCCTGGAGTTGGCACGGGGCTTCAAAGACTTCTACCAGATTCCTTTTCGTGCCCATAATAACAATGGAACATTCTGTATTGGCCCTGTTTATCTGAGCCATCAGTCACGAGATATGGGACTCTATCTTTGTAAAGCCGAGGGGTGCAAATACGAGATGATAACCATGAAACCACAAACCATCAGGCCAGATGAGATGAATAACCCATCATTGATGGTCGAGATGGCAACTCTTCGAGAGCATTGGGAAGGCAGAGCCATGAGCTATCCCAGACTCCAATGGCCCCAGGACAAAGGTTATCTGGCGGCACTCATGGATGCTGCTGGGGTTGTGTCTGATGACTATGTGCTGGATGCGGGCACTGGCCCTGGTTACATTGCCCATGAAGTTGCTCCGGTGGTGCACCAGGTAGTCGGCCTGGATGTATCGCCCGCCATGCTTGCACGGGTGAATGGACGCACGGCTGTAAACACGGAGTTCGTAGAGGGGGACATCAGGGCCATTCCTTACCCCAGGGGACGGTTCGACAAGGTGTTTGCCAGGATGGTAGTGCATGGACTGACAGGGCAGGGCGATGCGGACAAGGCCATGCGGGAATGCCTGCGGGTGCTAGTCCCTGGCGGCAAGTTCATCTTCTCCGAGGGTGTGCCAATTAGTCGGATGGCGCAGCAATGGTATACCGAAATGTTCAAGTTGAAGGAAGACCGTATGACCATGACAGTGCCGTTTATGAACCGCCTTATGGTCAGAGCGGGCTTCAAGTACATCAAGGCTGCTGAATATATCATGGAGGGGTTTAGCATCCGCAACTGGCTAGATAACAGCGGGCTACCCAAGGAGAGCACAGACCGCATCATGGAGATACACAGGACGATGCCCGATGCGGTGCGGAAGGCGTATAAAGCTACCATCACACAAGACGACGTGGTGATACAGAGCAAGTTCGCAATCTTGACGGGGACGAAATGACAGTTGCACCCGGACGGCACAAAGTTCTTGCCGACGTTGCGGAGTTGAATGGCTGTCGGGGCGGCAAGCCTGTTGTGCTGGCCCACGGCTGCTTCGACGTGCTGCATCCAGGGCATATCGGCTATCTGAGAGAAGCCAAGGCGAAGGGCGATGTGCTTGTGGTGAGCGTCACCGCGGATGAATATGTGAACAAGGGGCCAGGAAAGCCCGTGTTTTCCCAATGGCAACGCATGGAGCAGTTAGCGGCTCTCGACATGGTGGACTACGTTGTGCCGAGTAATGCACCCACTGCCGCAGAGGTTATTGAGGCAGTTCGTCCAGACCTATTCGTCAAGGGTGGCGACTATGACGAGCAGGGTATCATACAGGAAGAGAAGGATGCCCTGGCGTCAGTAGGGGGGCGGTTGGCCTTCACGCCATACTTTCCAGTTCCCAAGGAAGACCTCAACGGCACATTTCACAGCTACTCAGAGGAGACATGGCGGTGGTTGGAAGGATTCAGGCGGCGCCACAGCGCAGACGAGATTCTGGGATCGGTGGACTCCATTGCGAATCTGAGCATCCTGGTGGTGGGGGAGAGCATTACCGATAGATATGTGATAGTGAACACGCTCACCAAGAGTCCTAGAGAGCACCATCTGTCTGTCAAGAAGCTGCGAACCGAGGCTTATCATGGCGGTTCTGTAGCTATCCAGAACCACCTGGCAGGGTTTGCCAAGAACGTGCGGCTGGTATGCCAGCGTGAGCCGATTGTAAAAGAGCGGTTTGTAGAGGAACAGGAGTTCCGCAAACTGTTCTCGATACAAACATTGCCAGACACGCTATCTATCAAGTTGGAAGGGCTTGACCTTCTGGCCCATGCCGCCGAGTACAGCATGGTCATAGCGATGGACTACGGGCATGGCCTGTTCACGCCTGAGTTACGGGACGGACTGCAAAAGCAGGCCAGGTTCCTTGCCGTGAACTGCCAGACCAACTCTGCCAACTATGGGCTGAACCTTGCGACCAAATGGAAGCGGCTGGACTTTATTTGCATGGATGGTCCTGAACAGCGGCTGGCCCTAGCTAACGGCTGGGATATATACAGCGCAAGCAATGTGCTGCTGACCAACGGCTCAAAAGGCTGCAACTTTGGCATGGACGTCCCATCCTTCGTGACGCAATTGGTTGACAGAGTAGGCGCTGGTGATGCCCTCTTTTCCCTGGCGGCACCGTTGACATGCCTGGGGGTAGATCGAGAGGTAGCGGCCTTTGTGGGCAGTTGCGCCGCCGCCATGCAGTGTGCTACTTTTGGCAACGAGAAGCCCATTGACCCCAAGGTCTTACGGAAGTTCATCAGGAGACTTGTGTAATGGCTGTGGTGACAGTAGCAGACCAGATAGCCCTATACAAGGGGCGAGTTATTGAAGCCATTGAGAATATCAGGGCGACGGAAGTAGTTGTCCTGATAGAACTGCTGCGGGCCATGCGAGATAGGGGCAGCACGGTCTTTGTGGTGGGCAACGGCGGCTCCCAGGCTAATGCCCAACACCTTGTACTCCATCTCCGTGATGTGGGCATAAAGGCCATTGACCTTATGGCCGACTCTGCCTACCTGACAGCGCAGAGCAACGACTATGGCTACCAAGGCAGCGCAGCCCGCCTACTGACACTACTTCAACGTGGCAGCGACGCCCTTATTGTCATAAGCGGTTCTGGGCACTCGGACAACATCCTGGAATGTCTCGGTGTAGGGAAAGGCACAAACATTGGGATATTGGGCTTTGGGGGTGGCCTAGCTCTGCCAATGTGTCAGAGTGCGGTGGTCTTGCCACAGGCCGAGTATGGCCCCGTGGAGGATGCGATGTCTTGTATACTGCACATGATAGCTGAGGCTTTGAAATGAAAAGGGGAAGAGTTGGCTTGTGTTCCTTCGCCGAGTATTTGTACGGCAACCCTGTACCACTTAACCTTAGCAAAGGGTGATAATACAGAGCAGCTATCCACCAACTCAGGAGCAGTATACCACAATGACCTTTGACGCTGCCACAGCCTATGAGAAGATGTACCTGTGCCGACAGGTGGACTTGAAGATTGCACAGGTCTATGGTGGGTATGGCGCATCTTATAATCCCATGCGGACTCCAACACATCTGAGCCTGGGCCAGGAGAGTTGCGCCGTTGGCGTGATGATGGCTTTGCTTGCCGACGCCCATGTGTTTGCCAGTCACAGATGCCATGCCGCCTATCTTGCCAAGGGCGGCAACCTGAACGCCATGATAGCCGAACTCTACGGCAAGGGCACGGGCTGCTGTGGTGGTAGGGGCGGTTCCATGCATCTGCGGGACAAGGCGGCAGGTTTCATGGGAGCCTTCCCTATAGTCGGAGATGGCGTCAGCCTGGCAACGGGGGCTGCTTTGGCGGCGAAGCTAGAAGGCAGCGATAGAGTAACGGCGGTGTTCTTTGGTGACGCAGCGATGGAATCAGGGCAGGTATGGGAATCATTCAACTTCGCCGCCACCCATAAGCTCAGGCTCCTCTATGTCTGCGAGAATAACCGCCTGGCTACACAGACGCCCGTAGAGCAACGTCAGCCAGGGAGTTCAAACATCTGGCAGCGAGTCCTTCTTTTCATGCAATCCAATCGAGTGACCGATAAGGATGTTGAGGTTATCTACAAAACAGTTCAGACCATGCTCCATGAACTGCCCGCCTTCCTGGAAATCAGGACACACCGATGGGCAGAGCACGTGGGGCCAATTATCGAGATGGCCAAGCCAGAATACGACCCCTTGGAGATATTAGGCGCACTGCTGCCAGCTACACAGCGAGACGACATTGAATGGGCAGTGGAGTTTGCCGTGTCGGAAGCGTTCCAGAAGGCTGAATCAGCACCTTGGGCAGAGGTGGAAGTTGCTGTATAAGAACGCTATCTCTCAGGCGATGGTGGACGCTCTCCGCAACGATGAACGGGTGGTTATCATTGGGCAGAACGTCACCACACCACATGGCGTCTTTGGGACAGTCTCCGAAGCGGCACGGCTCTTCCCCAAGCGTGTCTTAGAGATGCCCATATCCGAGACGATGATGACTGGGGCATGTGTGGGTCTGGCGATGGAAGGTTGGAAGCCCATCCTGGTACATACCCGGGCAGACTTCTCTCTGTTCAGCTTTGAGCACCTTATCAACACGGCGGCGAAGTTCAATTTCCTGCACGGGGAGCCGCTGCCGTTTATCATGCGGTGTGTAGTGGGCCGTGGATGGGGCCAGGGGCCAGTCCATAGCCAGAGTTGGCATCACCTTCTGGCGCAGATACCAGGGCTGGATGTGTTCATGCCAGTGTTGCCAGGCAGATATCACAGATGGCTGAAATCGGCTCTGGAGAGCGGCACCCCCACCATCATCTTTGAACCACGCCGCCTCTATGACCACGACCTGCTGGGAATGTCTGACCAGAAATACTACCCTCTGCCCGACATCACCATCTTCGCCCTTGGCGACATGGTGCTAGAGGGATATGAGGCAGTGAAGGTGCTAGAGGGCATGGGTGTACGGCCCAATCTCCATGTATGGGAGCATGTAGTAGAACTTCCGTCTACTGATCACCCATACTTACTTGTGGACACCGTTGTTCATAGACCTAGCCCAGGCATCGTATCCCCGCCCTTCATCCCCCAGGGCGCCTCTGTACCAATGGAACGGATGTGGTATCCTTCTGCCAGGGATATTGTAGTCAGAGTATGCCAGCTGCTAGGGAAAACGCCGCCAGCGGAGGTGGAATCTCATGCAAGCGACATCGCAGTACCTACAAGTGCTTTCTAGTGTGGACTTTCCAAAGGAAGTCGAGTTTGTCTCATGGAATGGGAATAAACTCACCTTGCGGATGAAACAGGACATGCCAACAGCAGAACGGGGGCACATGCTCTTGGAGTTGGAGAAGCGGCTGCATCGGGAGATAGACCCAGATGTGCAGGTCTTTCTACAGCCAAGAGGCGACATGGAAAAGCTACGGGTGAAGCTAAGGGGCGCGAAGGTCTAATGGTCATCGTAATTGAGCGACCTACCACCAGCCTCCGCATTATGGACGGCCACAAACTGCCCTACCACATTGACCGTGTAGAGCAATGGCGGCATGGAGAGCGACTGGCTCCCGTAACCATAGATATGGCGTTGACCCGCAAGTGTGACGCAGCTTGTAGCTTTTGTTACGCCATGCTCCAGGAAAATGACCGCCACGAGCTTACTTGGCCCATCCTATCCGATTTCCTGGATGACGCCGCTGAGATAGGGGTTAGAGCTATCAGCCTGCTTTCAGACGGCGAGAGTCTGCTATCCCGACACTGGGTTCCATTTGTGCAAAAGTGCAAAGCCCTTGGCATGGACGTGGCAGCAGGAAGTAACTGTCACACGCTCACACCTGACAGACAGGAGGTATCGCTACCCGCCCTGTCTTACATCCGCATCAACTGTCCTGCTGGTACTGAGCAACGTTATTGTGAAATCATGGGCGTTCAGCCCAAGTTCTTCCAACAGGTGCTCTCGAATATCCGCAACATGGTGGCTATCAAGAAGCGGAACAATCTGCCTGTTCAATTGGTGCTTCAGATGGTCTGCTTACCACAGGATGTTGACCAGGTGATTCCATTCGTAAGGCTAGGCAAAGAACTTGGCGTGGAAGCCTGCACCGTAAAGCACGTGGCGGATGATGAGGATGGCAACTTGGGTGTCAACTACGGAGCGGTCAAGGGAATGATACCCACGCTGCAAGAGGCACAGAAACTTGCCACGCCTGAGTATCAGGTCATTGTCATGTGGAACAAGATACTAGAAGGCATGACCAGGACATATCAGCGATGCCGTGGACCAAGATTCATGTTGCAGATAAGCGGTAGCGGACTGGTGGCTCCATGCGGCGATAAGTTCAATGACCGCTACGCCAAGTTGCACATCGGCAACATTACCGAGCAACGGTTCAAAGACATCTTCCACTCCGAGCGATACTGGGAAGTCATGGACTATCTGGTCTCTGAGGAGTTCAACGCACAACGCTCTTGTGGCCCCCTTTGTAGACAAGATATGATAAACCGTGCCCTTGAAAAGGAAGTAAAAGGGCTAGAGATAATCCAAGCGGCAACTGAACCAACAGTCAACTTCAACTTCATATAGCCATGAAACATATACCCATGAACAAAGACCATGCAGACAAAGCGCTCCTGCGCTTCAAAGGAGTGGCAGACGACCTTGGGTTGGACTGGTGCTTGTTTGCTGGCTCTGCCCTGGGCATGTACCGAGACGGACGGTGGATAACCCATGACGACGACATAGACCTGGCGGTAAAGGCCACGCCAGAGGAGTTGGAGAAGCTGTGGCCTGCGTTGTATGAAGCAGGCTTCAACCTTGGACGATGGTGCGAGAACGTGGACGGGACAAAGAACAGGCATATCTACTACGACCCCGACGTTCCCAACATCAAAGACGGCGGCATCCTGGTGGACGTGTTCTACACCTTCACCGACGACGAGGAGAACCTTACGCGTTTCTTTGACGCCGTGCCGTACAAGGACGAACTGTACCGTGTGCCGCACCCTGTCCAGGCGTATTTGCAACTGGCCTACGGCGAATGGTGGAATAAAGAGAACCGCAACGCTGCGATGGGCAAAGAGGGAGTGAAAGTTGGTAGCCAAACTGTGGTTGCCTAAAGGAGTTACTCAGGGTACGCCTAGTCTCCTGGGGCGTAATGTAGAGACTGGCAGTGCCGTTGTGTCCCATAGCTTCCGTTTTCACTCTGCCACGTACGGCAAGACACGTGAGGTACGGATACTAGCCGATGACTCCATGAGCAAGGCGCAGATAGAGGACATGGCCGCTTCTGCCCTGGAAACCTGGCTGATAGAATTGGAGGAGAAGCGGCAGCGCAAGGTGGGTAAACATGCCCCTGCAAGTGTTGCGGAGCGGCAGGAAGTGGGGAAGGCCATAAGGGAGTTCCGCAGCTATGCCGCTGCAAGACGTGAAAGCACCAACAACAAGACGTACTACCAAGGGGCGAAGTAGGAGAAACCAATGCCAACACCGCAGATGGATGTAAGAATAGTTCAAGCGGATGGGCAGATGACTGTTCAGGTCACTAACCCTCCCGTTGATGTCCAGGTCTTCGCCGCTTCTGGCACATGGACAAAGCCTGCGGGGGCTACAGTGGTTGAGGTTGTGCTGTTTGGTGCGGGCGGGGGCGGTGGCGGCGGCGTTGGTGGTGCAACTGGCACAGGTAGGCCCCCTGGCACAGGCGGCGGCGGCGGAGCCTGTAACAAGTGTACGTACAGGGCCTCCGACCTTGCCGCAACAGAAGCGGTTACTATTGGCGCTGGAGGGGCGCTAGGCGCTGGCGGTAGTAGTGGAAACGGGTCTAACGGAGATCAGGGCGGAGCTACCGACTTTGGAACTCGCCTTTACGCCTATGGTGGAGGTGGTGGCGCTGGCGGTTCCGTGGGCAATAGTCGGAGTGGGGGCACTGGCGGTGGAATAGGGGGTGGTGGAAATGTTGGCGCTGGGTCTGCCCAACTAGGTGGATTGCCTGCTAACACAGCCAACGAAACAGGAGAGGGATTTGGTGGGGGCGGCACAACTCCGGGATCTGCGGGTAAGGCTGCTGCTTTCGGCGGGGCAGGTGGTGGAGGCGGCAACGTTGCTGAGGGGCTTACTGGCGCTAGTAGTGTGTTCGGCGGTGCAGGTGGTGGTGGCGGTGGCCCAATAGATACAGATAACGTTGAAGATGCAGGTAAGGCTGGCGGCAGAGCAAACTCTATGATAACGAGTGGTGGTGGTGGCAGTGGTGGCGCTGTAAACGGCGGCGCTGGCGGCGCTGGAACAGCAGGGGATTCTACAAAGGGCGGAACGGGCGGTGGAGGTGGCGGAGCACAGGATTCCGGCACGGGCGGCGTTGGCGGAGCAGGTGGAGCAAATGGAGGTGGTGGGGGCGGAGGCGGAGGCGGAACATCTGTTGGCGGCGATGGTGGGCTAGGCGGCGATGGTGCAGTGTATGTCTATTCTTGGTAGGAGCTAACATGGCAATTCAACGCATGGCAGTGGTTGACGCAGAAAACAACGTGGTCAACGTCATTGTCTACGATACCGAAGGCAACTGGACGCCGCCAGAGGGCTGTATCCTTGTGGACGCTGAGACAGGTGGTGGGGTCGGAGACACATGGGACGGTGAGCAGTTGCTGCCTGTTCTTGGGCCAGAAGTGAAGAAACATTGGTGGAGCGCTGGGTGATGTTCTACAAGATAACCACAATTCTGGCGCTGATATTGGCAATAGCAGCCCTGTGGCAAAGCAGTAATGTCCAGGCTAGCCATCTGCCCAGTCTTGATGTTGAGCGGATACGGTGGATTGATGAAGACGGCAGAGTACATAACCGGATATGGGCGGGTGGTGCAAACTTTGTGGACGAAGTGAGTATCACCGCCTATGGCGGATGGGCTAACTGTCGGACCGAACTCAACTCCGCTCCCATGTTTGCGATTTGCAGCGACGTGACAGGCGACCCCTATGGTGGAGCCTCGGTAGCGACCTTCGAGGGGCATAGATACGGCGACCAGGGGTGGAACGCAAGCCCGCTACTGTACGGGATGCAGCCCAAGGGCAATCCTGGCGACCCTGCTGCCCTGCGAGTGGCGTTGTACTACGATAGAGTGTGCTTTGCGCCCGAAGGCAGCACCCAGCACTCCAACAACCTCGATGCCTGCGTAGAGCGGGTGGGCGGAAAGTACACCCCCGACTTGAAGTTCACGGCTGGCGGCAAATACGTGCTCTTATCTGAACTATCGGCGTTGCTAGGGAGATGAACGATGCCGCAGACCAAGGAAAAGAAATGGAAGCATCTCTCCTAAAGGTGGATGCTGTACATGGATATTCGCTAGAAATCTTGGAGGGCGAAAAACTCCTAGCCAGTGAAGGCTTCAAAGTTATAGATTCAAAGGAGCAATCAGATGCCGACTTTCAAAGTATACAACGCTAAGAGTCCTGGTAAAGAGCCGATTACAAGAGTGGAAGCGTTGACAATAAAAGAGCATGGTGGTGAAGAATGGCAACTCTCCACGCCAGCTAAGGCTAGTGAGACCAGTGGGTATCTTGCGGCGCTAAAGAGGGTGTCAAGACGGATTTCTGCACCCGTCCAAGAAGCGTCTGAAACATCGGAGCATCATCCTTCCAAAGAAAAAGCGGAAGAAGTCCCGTAAGGCAGATAAAGTGGGCAAGAAGAGGTAAGCCATGCCAAGTATACAGGGACGCACGAGGCTTCAGATTCGAGAGGCCATCGGCTACAACGTCCATGGCATGGAGCTTATCACTGCTGCTGCCAGCGGAAGTACCACTACCTTTCTGTCCGATATGCTATGGGGTGGAGCCGACGACCACAACGGCAAGTGGTGGGTAGGCACGGACACCCCCAATGCTGGCGTGTATGCTCGTGTAAAAGACTCTTCTATAACGAGTGACCGCACCACGCTCACGCTGTTCCCCGCTGTCACATCCACGCTTGCGGCTGATACCGCCGAACTGTGGGCCATGCGGTTCGACCCAAAGATGGTTGAGGAGTTCATCAACCAGGCCATCATTGAGGTCACGGGGCTGGTCTACGACCCAGAGGAGAGCGTAGCTTTGTTTGCCGATGGCAGGCAGAGTCGCTATGACATACCCACGCAGTTTGCCATGCTGAACGGCGTGGAGCTACGCAGCAAGGTAGAAAGCAAGCGCATCCACGCAGCAACGGCAGACTGGGATGAAGGTGGAGCGGTGACAGGCGTCACCCGTTCCCTGGATTCCAAAGATTACAAATCACCCCCAAAGGCACTCAAGTTTGCCATACTGTCCACAGCGGCGGCGGGGGCGATTCTAGGTAGCAAGGCGATTACCTCCCTCAACATCTCTGGCTATGACTACGTGGAGTTCTGGATAAAGAGCACCATAGCGACAGCAGCAGGAGACTTGAAACTTCACCTGGACGATACAGCTTTAGTTGCTTCTGCCTTAGAGATATTGAGCGTACCTGCCCTGGTAGCGGACACCTGGGCGTACGTGCGAATATCCTTGGCGAACCCTGAATTGGACACAGCCATCATCAGCATCGGGCTGGAATACGACGTGGACATTGGGGCCTGCACCATTTGGATAAACGACATCAAGGCAGTCAAGGATGACTCATCAGTTTGGGTTTCACTGGACAATCGCTCCTGGCGGGTGGACGAACTGAACCGAGACCTGATTCTAACCAACGGGGGCCGCTTACAGGCAGGATACCGTCTGATGAAGTTGAAGGGCGGTGACAAGCCTGCGCTCCTGTCTGCTGATTCAACGGCTTGTGAGATTGATGACCAATTTGTGATAGCCAGATCCACGGAGCTAACCCTGATAGCAGGTGGCCCCAGTGCCCAGAACGAAGCAGGCATTAGAGAGTGGCAGGCGCAGATAACCTATTGGCACAACCAGGCAGAAGCGGCCAAACGCAGCCTGCCGCTGCTGGTGGGCGCAAGGACGGTGGGCTAGCCATGAAGTTTGACGCTGGTTCTCTGACAATTACAACGGCTGGCACTGAGCTTCAGTTCAGCAATACAGCCGATAGGGTAAAGAGCCTCAGTGTGCGAGCACGTCCTGGCAATACGGGCAATGTCTTCTTTGGAGTTTCCGATGTGACCTCCACAAATGGATGGACATTGCAGCCAGGAGAAGGCAAGATTGAGGATTTCGGCGATGGCAGCGTACCGTTCAGCACGTTCTACGGAGACTCGGCCACCAGCGGCGACATCCTGGACTGGACGGCGATTTTGGAGTAGCAGCTTTGGAGTAGCAGCAATGGCGCAATACCCACACCAAGAAGACAGTTACAGGGTGCTCAACCCAGCAGGCGACATTGACGCCAACCAGAAAAGCATCCTCGGCGTAAACCAGGTCAGGGGACGAACCAATAGCACCCTGGTGCTAAAAGGCAGCAAAACCGACACCGACACTCCGGCAGGAGTAGAGATATGGCAGGGCGACGGCGCTGGTGCCGAAGTGGAAGCCGCAGGCGTGGTGCCCACGGCTACGCCCTCTACCCCTTTGTGGGTACAACGGGCGAACCCTACCACACCGGTTAGTTCAACCTTGCCAGCCAGCTTCCTCACATTCAAGTGGAATCCCGTAGATGACGTTGTGACCCTCTACGTGAATGATGGCGGGATCATCCGTTCCGTAGCGATAGGGACGGTGGTGTAATGGCCGAGACAGTCGTCAACGCCCAGGAAATCAGCCTGAACGCAGTTCGTTACAAGGTAACGGGGCCTGTGCGCCGTACCCTGTCCTCTGTGTACCCCGAAAAGACTGTCATCGGCGACTACACCAAGGACAGCCACCCTAGCCTATCCACGCTGGCCCTCAGCGACCACCGTGGCGGCATAGGCCAGGACATCTACCAGGGCGACGGCTCCGATGGCCCTGCCAACCGTTCCTGGTACTCCACGGCGGATACCCGACACAAAGGCCATCTGATTCTGCCGCCGTTGGTCACAAATACAGGGACAACGCCTGCTGGTTTCAGCACCGCCTACACCCTTATGAGCTATAAGGGTGCCGTCTATGGGAACCTGGCGGCAACCTCGACTGGAATCTATCTCTACACCCCTGGGACTGATACCTGGGGGTCTCGCTTGCTGGCAACAGTCATGGCGAGTGCGGTATGGCGGTGGGCAGGTGGGGCTATTGCTGGCACCACCTATATTGCCTGCACCAATGAAAGCAATGAACTCTATTACTATGATGGGTCAACATGGGCGACAAGGACGCTCGGCAGCATTGGTGGCATCTTGGCATTTGGGAAGGAGAGATTATGGGGTGTTAGCTACAGCAACTACAAGCTCTGGTACACCTTTACGCCTGGTAGTGGCGAGATATTTCTGCGTGAAACGCCGCTGCTTCGCCCACTCATCAAAGGGGCCTCTCTTTTATTTGCACGCAATGCCGAAGGTGATTTCGTTTTGCATCTAGTTACCAACGAGGGGCTTTTTGCCTACGACGAGGGCAACGACGAATGGATAGCGACTGGTTTGCAGTTCCCTGATAACTCAGGGACTGGGGGTGGGACTACAGGCATCATGTGGCGTGACGACATCTACCTCTCGGCACGTTCCACGGTTTACAGATATAGCATCAGAAGTGGGGAGGCGGTGATTACGGCCATAGGGCCAGACCGTGACGACGGCTTGCCCTCCACCAAGGCGCACCTAATCACGGATATGGTGGCTGCCCAAAATGACATCCTGATTTCAACGGCAACGAGTTCTGGGACAAGAACGAGCCTGGTCTTGGCCTGGAATGGGCAAGGGTGGCGTGTGCTTTATGAAGGTGCTGGGACAGACCTTGACCTGCGGTCTCTTCTGGTCGTTGGCATCGCGGGTGACTACCGTCTTTTCTTTTGGTATGGCGCAGCAACAAATGTTATTCCATATCTGGCGTTGCCTGCTGACCTGGTAAATCCCCTGCGGCTCCCCACCTACACCTACGCCGCCGCTGCCACGCATGACTGGCCCTGGTTCACCGCTGGGCAGTCTGACGTGACCAAGGTGGCCGTGCGGGTGAAGGTGGAGACGCTGAACCCAACCACCTCTGAAACCGTGAAGGTTTACTATGCGATAAACCGCTCGTCAACCTTTCAACTTATGACGAACTCCACGTACACAACGGGAGTTATCACAGCTTCAGGAGTACACACCTTCGAGTTCCCAAGTGTGGATAGCTGGGTTAGCACCACTGCGCTGACAGGCACGGCGTTCAGGTCAATCCAGTTCAGGATTGTGTTTGCTCGTGGGAGTACGAACACTAACAGCCCAGATGTCCTCTCACTCACGCTGGAATACTACAAGAAGATGGATGCCAAGTGGCAGTTCCAGGTGGATGTAGACATGAATACTGAGTTTGGGGGGCGTAGCCAGAAAGAGCAACGTGCCGCTTTGCTCACGGCGATGGAAACAGCTACACTCTTGGAGTTCACCTATCGGGACCCTAGCTCCAACTCGGATGCTACGTTCTATGTGCAGGTGCAGCCATTGGAATCAGCGGAGCAGCAAGGATTTGATGAACGGGGCGTAACAACCTTGCAGTTGAGGGAGGTCTAACGTGGCAGCATTGCAGGTCGTGTAGTATACTGGGCGAGAAGGCATGACAGATTCAAGGGAGCCAAGTATGATGTCGCCAGACGAGAAGCGCCCTATAGCGGAGAATGAAGCGCCGAAGGAGGTCGAGCAGGTCTCCGAGCAGGACACCCCTCTAACTCAAGAGGAGTTCGAGGCCCAGATGCAGCGGCTTACCGAGCGCGCCAAGGCCGCTGGGTTGAACCCAATACAGACGATGCTTCATTCCTACGCTAGTCGGGGCAGGGCTATAATCAACAGCCTTCTGGGTGCCCTCGAAAATGCGGACAGCGCAAAGAAGAAGGAATAACATGGGCTGGCTGGTCGGTTCCACACTGGCAAGCATGGTGGCCTCGTTTATCGTCGTCAAAATCTTCGACTACATTTTCGCGGGGGTGACTAGCGGCTTGGTCAGCAGCGCAAGGTTCCCTCTCTTTGTCGGCACCTGGACGGCGGTCACGGCGCAAGCTGGAATGCATGGGTTCACGAGCCGTATCAGGGGGCTGAGAAAGGGCTTCGTAAAGAGGGCCAGGCTGTGAGGCAGGCAACTTGTCACCCAGACCGACCACAGTCGGCTAAAGGGCTATGCAACGCTTGCTATTGCCGAGCCTGGTGTGCGGCGAACAAGGAGAGGAAGGCAGGGACGGATCGAGCATGGCAGGCGGCTCACCTAGACTCTTCCCGCACACGGACGAGGTTGTATCGAGCAAGGAAACTCGCTCGGCATGCAGTCCGTACGGAGGAGGTTGCCATCCAGCAGAAAGCCTACAGGCTCGCCAACAGAGAGAGGAGGGCAGAGACGGATAGAGCATGGCGGGCGGCCAACCCTGAGAAGAGGCAGGCGTGGGAGGGGCTACGTCGAGCAAGGAAACTCGGAGCGATTGGCACTATCACATCAGGCCAATGGGCCAGTATAAAAGCGGCATACGCATGGCGATGCGCCTACTGCGGGAAGATGCCAGCCTCGCTGACTCAGGATCACGTCATCCCTCTGTCGCTTGGTGGTTCACATACACCCACCAACATCGTCCCTGCATGTCGGTCATGCAATTCTAGTAAGGGTGCTAGACCACCGACAAGATTACCCGCCAAACGGCTGCTTGTTTAGTGGTGCGACAGCTAAGACAAGGTAGCACAAGCGGCAAAGATAAAGGAGTTTTATGAGCATTGGTGAAGATAGAGTACGAGTCAGTTTCAATCCTAGTAGCAACCCAGATGTCGAGAAGGTAAAGCGACTCACCGCTGATTTGATAAACGCCTGCGAGATGTTCAAAGCTAAAGAGCCAAGATTGGCAGCACTCGCTCAAACTGCCTACGAAGAAGCAGCAATGTGGGCGGTCAAGGCAGCCACGACTTAGAATGACTCGGTAAGATAGGAATCTATAGTGAAAGGAGAATCTAATGGGCGTACATGAGCTTATGTTTATTGGAATCGGCCTCGTTGCTACAGTTGTCCTGGGCGGCGGCGGTGCTTGGCTAATGAGGGTCTTCAAGGGCAAGAAGGCTGACCCAAAGGTCTGAGCATCAACGGGCCGCAGAGCGCATTCCAGCGGTTTGGTCGAAGAGTACGCCGCCGACTTCTCTGTGTATTCATCGCTTTCGGGGTCGGTGCCAGTTTCACATTTTACTTCCGTGCGGCGACCTTTGGATTTTTGTTAGCCCCTGCGAATGGAAGCCTCTCGTCCTACGGGGGACTTCCCATTTTCACCGGCCCAAGTGAGATGATGGCTGTTGCCATTCATTTGACTATGATGGGCGGCTTGGTCGCTGCGTTCCCCGTCGCAACGATCAGCGTGTACCAGCTAGTGAGTCCGTTACTGAGTCGCCAGAAGCGGCGGTTTGTAGTCCTCTTTCTGCCTGCAATCTTTGTGTGCTTCCTCGGCGGAGTGGCATTCGCCTATTTCGTGATGCTGCCCGTAGGACTCAAGTTCCTGCTCAACTTTGGCGAGGGCATCGCTGTCCCGCTAATAAGCATCACGGAATACATGGCCCTGGTCACGGCGATGCTGTTCTGGCTTGGTATGGTCTTCGAGTTACCGCCCGTTATGTTCCTGCTTACGAAGCTGAGGCTTGTGCGGTACGAGCAATTTCGCCGGTTCAGCCGGAACGTCCCTGTGGCGGCACTTATCCTGGGCGCATTGCTCACGCCCACGTTCGATGTCGTCAATCAGACATTGGTGGCATTCCCCATTATTTTACTATACGAGGTCGGGCTGTTCCTTTCGCGGCTGGCTAGGCCGAGGGAGAGGAAGCAGCGCCGTTCAGTCTTTCGGAATAAGGTAGCATCGTTTTGGCGGCGGCTCTGGACCGTCTTCATGGTGTTGCGTCGAAGGGCAAGACGTGGTTGGACATGGTTTACGGGTAGGCTGACTAGACCTCCCTCATGAGCTTGTCCGCTGTGTAGTAGGCAACCTCCCGCTCCGCATCGGAACGATTCTTCCACTTGTGCAGGTTGGAGTAGGCCAGGTCTATGAACTTCGGCTTGAAGGGCCTGACCTGGCCGCACTTGACGCACGTGCCCTGGTCTTTGGGCTGGTCTGGTATCAGGTCGCCTATCTTCCAATAGTGGTGGCACTCTATCATTTTCACACGTCCACAGCTTCACCATGCCGTAACGGGTTCTCTTGCGCCTTCTCGGTACAGGGCTTGCATACGAACACGTCCACCCGGTAATGGCGATTGGGACACAGGCAGATGCACATGCAAGGGAAGCCCTTATCCATGACGGCCTTGCCAGCGACTGGGACGTGAGTCATGCACTCTCCTGGTGCTCCACGTAGCACCTGCTGCACCGCATCTGTAGGCAGCAGGCGCATGACACGAGTCTGGCTACCCACTCGCCGCAGACCTCGCATCGGAGTAGCGTGTCTCCGAACAAGTCCGTCCTCGTTGGGATCATCTTGGCGTTCATTGCTTCACCGGATAACAGCACTGTCTTTCTCCGGCAGCGACCGTTCCAGCGCCTCGATAAGGGCGAGAACGGGATGCCTGCCCATTAATTGGACTGCTTTACCGTTCACGTTCAGCCACTCGCCTGTCGTCAGGTGAAGCTCGAAGCTCATTTCTTCATTCCGCAGTGCTTCAGGTGCATCCCACCAGAACTCCATGACGGGGCGGACGATGTAGCCTTCGCAGTCAGCGTCTTTGTGCACGTCTGGGTAAACGCCATGCCAACCTTCACCAAAGCCATCGTGATGGCCTACAATGCATTTCTCGAACACCGCCCCGAACAGGTGCGGGTAGCGAAGGATACGGCCATTCGTGCAGACGCACATATTGGTGGTAGAGCCGTGGGCATCTTCGTAGACCACATGAGAACCACGCCCGCCACATTCAGAGCACACCATCCGCCACTCCCTAGTATCTGCCAGGTGCCGTAGGGCTTGCTGGGCTTCGGCAATGTTCATGGCTTCCTTCCTTTGTCTATCCTCTTTACTCTGTGGTCATGCAACATATCACGGAGCATAAAACCTAAGACGATAACTTCCACTACGATTGCTATTGGGGTCTCTATGAGCACAGGGAATAGCCATGAGAGGCCACCAAGAATCAGCATCGCTCCTGCATAGCCCAGCCAGCGGTTGCGCGGGGTGAGTGTCGGCTTCATGGCATGGTGCTTCAAGCAGTCCCAGACACATTTGCCTTCACCATTGACTTTCGTGTGGCCGCAGCCCTCGCACAACTCGTCGTAATTATAGCCAGCAGGCCGTTTCTCAAAGTCCGAGTAGCCGACCGGTGCGCCCAAATCAGAGGAGCACTGCACACAGAAATCAGCCATTAGCGACTCCTTTCAGCGCTTCCCACACCACATCGAAGGCGGCTTGGCCTGGGTCTATGCCTGTTTTTATACCGTCCATGACAAGCAATCCAAGTTTTACCGCATCGATATATGACAGATGTGGGCCGCTCATCCAGACATACGCCCATAGGTCTGTAGTAAATGTCCAGCGACGGCCTTGGCAACTTGGCGCTCCTGGGTATATTTCGTGGTATTTAGTATCACCAACAGGAACCATAAAACCATCGCACTTCACCCGCAGCCCAAACTTGCCGGCTGGGTCGAGCAGTGGGACACGGCCTGTGTTGTCACATTGAGTGCAATGAGCAAGAGCATGGATTATTCCGTAAGACGGCGGAGGTACAACGGAATCCCCAGGGCACTCCGTCGTCAACTCAGCCAGCGCCAGCATCTTGTCCTGTAGGGTTACAGTTCCCATTGCTCTGCCACCTCCTTATATTGTATAAAAGGCCCTGCTGAGCGTTCAGAAAGGGTCTTATAACAATCGGTGCAAGCCCGTATATGCGACGCCAAGGCGTGCACTGTCCCATCTTCTGAGTAGACATCCCTACCACAAGGAGCGTCCCAGTAACCAGGTTCGTTATTGTCCGGTAGAGTTGGTTCAGCCATCGTGCTTCTCCTTGCTGGCTTCGTAGGCGGCGAGGGCTTGTTCCCCACGCTTAGTAGCATCGAACCATGACCACCCATCTAGTGCAGGCAATCTCTCCTCGCCCACGTATTCACGAGTGAGATGAATAGCAAGCACGGCAAAGTTTAGCGCATCCGCCAACTGCTTCACCTGAGCCTGTAGCCGCTCTACTTCGTCAACCAAGTATTGAGCATTGCAGCGGTCGGCGGGGTCGCTAAAACTTTCAGCCCATGCAAGCTTCGTCACTTTCTCCGTTCTCCCTTGTCTGCAGGTTTATCAAGATACCGACCTACTAGTCCTACAAGTAAAAGCATTATGCAAAAGACCCCAAATATGATGGCAAGTCCAATAAAGATGCCCAGAACATCAGACATAGTGCCTCCTAAGCATACCCTTGTGGAGCTTCCTCGCTGCCTTCAGGTTGCATAGGCCCGTAGACTGTAATCCGTGGGCCAGGCTGTACCGCCTCTGCTTTCTCTAGATGCTCCACCTGAACCTGTAGCCGCTCAACCACATCAATTACGATAGCGATTCCAAGGTCTAGCCCACTAGCAAGGCCAGTCTCTGGTACAGCCTCCTGTAGCTTCCACAGCAGACCCATACAGCGAGTGGTTTCGTGTTGCTCTGCATCCTGTAGTGCCTTCTGTAGCCGCTCTACCATAGCTACAGCACACTCCCAATGCTCATTAGAGTCCTTCCAGCAGGTATCCCAGTGGCTACTGATCCTACCCGACCACCGAGTTTGACTGTCGCTGTTCATCGCTTTCTCCTTTGTTCTTCAGCCACGGGCGGTTTTCATGGCTTTGGCTGTTTCGCAGCCAGCAACAACTCCTGGGCATCCTTCGCCGTACCAGTCCACTCCTGCTCCGACTTACCTAGAATCATCTCGATACCCGCCACGTCCATGCCCCACCTGGCCTTGGCCCAAGCGTTGAGCTTCTGCCACTCGGCCTCAGTAGGCGGCGCGGCCTCAGCGGGGCTAGGCGTTGACGTGGCGACGGTTGCCGGGGCATCGCCACGCTTAGGCCCTCCCAGGATGATGGGGTAGAACCTGTTTGCCATTTCCTCAATAGTAGTGAAATAGGCATCATTTATTGGTTGATTCCCCCACGTAGTTACAGCCAAGTTGACTGACTGGCTCCATGCAATCTCTAGTCGCCGTTGATCTGGCAGTGGCGGCGGTTCCTGTGCCTTCACCGCTGTCTCTGCTGGCGTGGCAAGCCCTTCCAGCCCCCAGTAGTAGTCATAGGGGCGTGTACCCTGCTTGTCCTTCTTCAAGCTCTGCCGCACCAAGACAACCATGTACGGCTCAGGACGTGGGGCCAACAGTTTCGCCGTTGCCTCTCGCACCCTAGTAACGATGGTCGGGTAGTTAGAGCGGAACTGGGGAACGTCTAGTTCCAGCTTGAAACCATCCTCCTCCTCTGCTCGGCTTTTGACCGTGGCAGAGACGACCATGCGTTCAGCTATCTGTTGATTCGTCACGCTTTCACCTTCCTTTGCTCCTCTGTGTCTTTGACTGGTTCCATCCATGCTAGGAAGTCATCCCAGCAATGATTGCAAATTACCAACTTATTTAGTTGTGTCCGAATAGTACCAGGCGTGCTGATGTGACGCTCCGTGTTCAACCACACCCAGTAAACAGGAAGGTCATGCTTCTCCTCATGCGTCCCCTTGTGGCGGTCTAGCTTCCCGCAGCGGTCACAGGCGGTTTCGGTCCAGACTGTTTGGCCCACGCTGCACCCTTCTGCCCTTGGCCCACTCGTTCCCAGCACTCCACTACGTCCTGGCAGAACGGCCTGCCGCTGCTGTTGGTCTCCACGGGCTGCGCCTCTGTACCCACAAAGCCGCAGTTGCGGCAGGTAAGAGGTGTGCTGATACTCATAATAACCTTCGTTTAGCCGTTGCCGTAGCCGTAGCCGTAGCCGTTGCCGTGGCCGTCGCCGTCGCCGTTGCTGTAGCCGTTGCCGTAGCCGTCGCCGTAGCCGTTGCCGTTGCCGTCGCCGTAGCCGTAGCCGTAGCCGTAGCCGTAGCCGTTGCCATTGCCGTTGCCGTCGCCGTAGCCGTCGCCGTCGCCGTTGCCGTAGCCGTGGCCGTCGCCGTCGCCGTCGCCGTTGCCGTAGCCGTTGCCGTAGCCGTAGCCGTTGCCGTAGCCGTCGCCGTCGCCGTAGCCGTAGGACGTTTGCGATTCTTCCCCTATGAAGATAGGTGCTTTGCCCATTTCGACTCCACGCAATCCAGAGTAGCGATAACTGTCATTTCATGGAAACGGCATGTTGGTTCTCGGTCAAGAATTGTCTTAGCAGTCGGCCCCCCTTCTGCGATTTCGCCGAGACCTTTTGTTGTTCCCCACAGCCGTATTGCAGCACAATCTTCCAGACGGCAATTGCTGCCTTCCTGGTAGTAGCGGCCTACCTTCACCCAACCTCGTTGCAGAATAACAATTCGGATTGGGCTAGGTGCTTTGGTATCCTTCCTGACATACTCCACTCCGTCAATAGTCACTGTCTCTTTCATGTGCCCTCCTATATTCCTTGCTATTCCCCACTCCGGATCACACGCTGTCCGCAACTGAAACAGTAGTGGTAGCCGTCCTTGCGTGTCTCTGTCTGAACGTGAGGACAGGCGGCCACTCCTGTAGCAGCCGTCGTTAGATACGTGGTGGGCAACGTGCCTCCGCTTATAGGCACAAACAACTCGTCCCCAGCGCCCGCAAGCGGTGCAGGCGGTGCGGGTGGAGTCGGCTCCATCCCAGGCAGCGGCTCCTGGCGCAGTGCCTCCATCGCCGTGCGGGTGCGCTTCGCAGCGGCCCGTGTTTCCTCATAGGCGGCGTATTCCTTATCCGCCTTGGTTTCCTGCGCCTTCAAGAGCTTCGCCAGGATGTCGTAGGCTTGGGTCTGCTTGGAACGGCGGGGCTTTGTGGTCATGCTTCCTCCGTACTTCCCAACTCACGGGCAAGGTATACCTGTGGCTGTTGAAGAACGCTCCCTGGCGCATGGCCTCCGAGTACCAACGCCTTGTATGCCTTCTCGTCCAGGCACAGGGCTATCTGGTGTGCCGTAGCCCATTCCAGCGCCTTATCTGGCTCAAACCCCACCACCTTGACTATCTTGACCTCGATGCCGGGGGCCACTTGTTTGTCTCCCGTGGCAGCATAGTTTGCCAGGGCTTCGGAGCGCAGCCTGTTCTCGGCGGCGGCAAGTTTATCTTGAAACGCCTTTACATTCGCCAGTAGGAGTTCATTCTCTCTGTCCCACTCCGCGCGAGCTTCTTTCAGGGTTATCTGTATCGAAGCGTAGAATCTACGCCAGTTGACCACCTCTTCAATCATCGGCCCCAGGTCTAGCACGTCACGAACCATCGGTTGTGCTTCCATCAGTCCCTCCTGTCTCACTGAAGTTCCCTCGTCCGTTACTCCCACGCTATGGCCCGTGAGACTATCTCGTCGGCCATGCACTGGGCCTGCGTCCTGCATTTATCGGCCCCGTGTAGCGGGCATCCCAGTGCCAGGAAGTCGTTGATGATGACGGCAAGCCTTGCCCGCTGTCGCTGCGGCTCCTGTCCCTGGCGGGACTCCCTCTGCAACGGCTCCTGCAACATCTTCATCACCTGCTCAACGGGGTTGTATGGGATCATGGTACTCTCCTTCCACTTTACTTCGCTATGCTGTGCTGCACTCGGCTTAGCTTCGCTCGGCTTAGCTGTGCTGGACTTGTCAGGCTGGCCCAGGGCCACGCTACGTCCCCGACGCCCAGATACTAGCACAGGCTAACCCCTGTGTCAAGGGGTAGACATTGTGAACATTGGCCCGTCCTACCCCTTGACTTACGGGTGATTATTTGGTAGATTCCTTTTATGAGTACGCTTGTAGACCCGCCAGTGGTTTATGTTTGTCTGCGGTGCAAGGCGTTCTTCCCGACCTTCGCACGAAGCAAGCGGCGATATTGTCTGCCATGTGAGAAGGCGCTGGAAACCGAAGGCTGGAAAAGCCGCAAATCCAAGACTTAGGAGACTTCCATGCCAATCGAGTTCATTCACTCCGATACTGGCTCCATTCGTTGCCCGCTCCACAATCAACGGGAATCCTTCACAGCCGGACACATCATACAGCCGATGGATTCACGCCAGGTTCGTTACCCGTGTGGCTACGTGGACGGCTTGGCCAGTGCTTCGCCGAGCATAGAGCCTGCTTTGCCGGTGCTTCGCCGAGATGAATTGCTTGCAGAGCTAGTGAATCGGCTAAAGCGGCTGGAAGAACGCCCATACACCAGACCGAGACCTATGCCTACTCCCGGGGTGGAACCCACGGCTTCTAAAGAACCATCCATCCTGACGGAGTACGGCAGTGAAAAATCCAATCAGCCAAAGTAAGCAGCTATCTGAGGACGGCACGACGATCCAGATGACCGCTGTCAATATCCAGAGAGAGCGCACGGGAGTTCACGCCCGTGTCGGTCTGGGCCTGAACGATGTGGAGTTCAAGTGGTCGTGGATGAATGTAGAGCGGGATGAGGATAGAGTTCGCCTAGTCAATGCCGCCTACAAACTCATGTTGGCTGACCGAGCGGACATAACCACCCTCTACCCCGCCAAGTTCATGGCGTTGGATTTTGACCGTTTCTGCGCCTCACTCTGGGCTAAGTACATCGCTACTGAGGTAGCCACGCCACTTCCTGGCAGCGCATTAGACAAACTCCAAGAGTTTCTGCTCCGTCCCTTTATCCCAGAAGACTCTGGCGTCATCATCTTCGCTCCGCCTGGACGTGGCAAGAGTTACGGAGCTATGCTCATCGGCGTCTCCATTGACGCCGGGGTGAATGAGTTGTGGGAAGTAAAGCAGTCCAAGGTACTTTTTGTCAACCTAGAACGTTCCAAAGACTCCATCGCCCGCAGACTAGGCTCTGTGAACATGTCATTGGGACTAGACCCAGACCGAGCGTTGCTTACCATGAACGCCAGAGGACGGCGGCTGAAGGACCTTGTAGACCCCATTCGAGAGTCAGTCTTACTCCACCAGGTCAAACTCGTTATTGTGGACAGCCTCTCCCGTGTCGGATACGGGGACATGAACGCCAACGATGCCGCCAACGCCGCTATGGATGACCTGAACAGCGTTTGTGAGTCATGGATGATTCTAGCGCACACCCCCAGGGACGATGAAACACACGTCTTTGGGAGCCAAATGTACGACGCCGCCGCTGACGTGGTGGTGCGCCTGCAATCCGAGCGACGGGACAACCGCTTAGGTATTGGCTTTGAGGTAACGAAGGCCAATGATATGGGGCGAGTTCCTATGACAGCCGTCGGCTTAGAGTTTGATTCCTTCGGTTTGCAGCATGTCACCAAGGCCACGGAGAAAGAGTACCCATTGCTCTTTGCTTCCAGAAAGGCCGATACATCATCAGAAGTCGAGGATTACCTGCAGGAAAACACCAAAGCAAGCGCAACCGATATTGCTGATGCCCTTCATATAGACCGCAGAATAGTAAAGGGACTTTTGGATTCAGACCTCTATACGAAACTACCCAAGATCGGCAAGGAACAACTGTATGCGAGACGGCAACCAAATTATCTTCCTCAAGAGCCTTGAAGTCCCGACCAAAGAAGGGACGGAAAGGCGTCCTAGTGTATCTTTAGATACCAGGGGCACAAAGTCAACTGGATAGATTCAGAAAGCCTCTGGTGTTGACAGTGACAACAAAGTCATGTACACTTTGCTTCAAAGACAACCGATAGTCAATGGATTGTCAACTATCTGTGCTGATTGTTGGGCATTAGTTGAGGAGTACGTGATGGGAATCAACCATACAAAAGAGATTTTCGAGGCATCTGTGGAGTGGCCGACGCCATCCCATAAGCTAACCTCATTGGTAATGGCGTATAGCGCAGACCGCAAGGGTGCTGTACGACTCACGCAAGAAGAATTGGGAGAGCAGGTAGGTCTGTCCCGTCAACGTATATCTGCCATTATGGATGACCTGTGTGATTTAGAGGTTATCAAACGCCTTGGACATGGGCGATATGGATTACGGTTTGGTTTACCCGTGGACAGCGATGCTACTCTGCCTGCGCCCAAGGGTGCGGATAAAGAGTTTGAGCGGCTCCTAAGCATAAAACAACCAGGTCAAGGAATTGCTTACCGTGACGATGGTTGGCCTGTTCTCGATGAGGCTAGACCAGACACTGCGGCGAGGAGGCGAACATGACCCTGTACCCTGGTTGGGCCTGCCTCTGCATCTGTGGGTGCCCGAACCGCCACTACAACGTGGAGCCTAACATGTGCCTGCCGTGTATTGAGAGGGCCAGAGAGAATCTGCTGGTACATGGCGAGAAGGGGTAGGAGGGAATGATGGACTATCCTGAGATGCACAAAGACCCGAACTGGAACGGAGTGCCACACCAGCCGCAGTGGACACTGGTGTGGACTTCCGATAATACAGGCCCATCGTTGCCAGGGCAAGGCATCTTGCAATGCTGGTGCGGGAGAGTGAAGGCGGTAACAGATGCCTAAATCACTAACCACGCAAGACCGTATTGCCCGTGCCATGTCGGAGGACGATTTGCTTTGGAACGTATGGGAGTTGGCGGAGCGGCTAGGGTTCCTGTTTGATCATGCGTGGGATAGTAGGGCAAGTCTCTGGGTAGCACAACGTGCGGGCCTGAAAGGGCTGCACTGGGGAGGTAGGCCGGATGTTACGCTCATACTAGACACCGTGACGCCACCGAGGATTATCGAGGCGGAGTTGAAGCGTGAGCTTGGTGTTGCCACTGAACGACAGGAGCGGTTCCTGGCTGCGATGAAAGCGGCAGGCCGCGAGGTTTATCTTTGGAGACCTTCGGACTGGTTGTCTGGCGAGATTGAGCGGATATTGAAGCAATGACTACCTACCACGCCGCCGACCTTTAGTGCATTATGAATAGGTTATCGAATGCCCGCCGCGTCCAAGTCGTGAAGGCCCTGGTAGAAGGCTCGTTGGGTCTACTGTCCACGCATGGACTGCTTCCTCGCCTCCCTGACTAGTTCCTTCCAGGGATTCCGCTGTGGTGTAGGTAACATCCTGTTCAGATGCACCCATACGCCGGCCCAGTACCCAAACATAACAAACTTGTAGCGGCCCAAGGAGTCCCACGCCTTGTGGCGCGCCTCGGCCATTTCTTCGCATATCCCGTGGCTAATACCCTCTTGGCCTTCTCCGGGCTTGCTGCCCATATCCTTGCCACACCAGGCACAGGCACCGGTGATTGTGGTCATGCTTTCCTCCACGAGTTCATTACCATATCTCTACCTCCATCCTCCTTGTAGACATCCAGGAGTCGCCTGTTGGCGGCGTCCAGTTCGTCCTGTATCCGGTCAATGTCACGTCTGATCGCCGTTGCCCTTTCTTCGCGGGCGGCGTCGTAGAGGACGTAGGTAAGCCGGTGTGGGTACTTTGGGCTTGCCAGGTGCCCGTCGGGGTTGCGGTTTCCAGGGATGCTGCCGTCCTTGTTGACAACGCGCCAGAGGGAACCGGCGATGCGTTGTAACAGCATATCCTTTACCTCACCGTTGCTGATAAAGACCACCTTGACTCGTTCCAACGGGGTTATTGCCGTCGCCATGTCTCTACCTCCCTGATACTTTCTTTTTCCACGGAAGCCGCTCTTTACACTGCGGGCAGGTCTTCGGCTGCGCGACCCTTGGTTCCCATATG